TAACAATATCCTTTAATTCAATACCGCAGAAAATTTGTATCATTTTTTGAGCAACAAATTCTTCGTCGTTGCTTCCTTGCTGAACCTTTAAAAATTCTTGGTAGCTTTTTAATGGAATTTCGTTTAAAGTTGTAGGCACGTTTATTTCTAACTTCATATCTTAATAATTAATTATTCGTGTTTTTGTTGTGTTCGTTTTTTTGTATGTAATCGTAAGCTTGTTTTAACATATTAATATCTCGGATGTCACGTAAATAAATACGAACCTTTACACCTTTTTTTTGGTAGATGTAAATTTGTACCGCTTGCATCATTATTTCTAAATCGTTCATCTTATAAAATATAAACCTTTTGTTGGATTGTCTAATTGATATGCTACTGCGTAACGCAAAGCATCTATTGCGTGGTTGTGTTTGTCTATTGGTGTTTTTGACTTCTTTTCAAGCCAAGAATAGTTGTTTAACTCTTTGATTAAATCAATACTATCTTCGCTTACTATTAAGTCGTAATCCTGTAGTAAACTTATTCCATAAATCACAGAGTCTGCACCTTTAATTGTCGGCACTACATTATTACCAAGTGCGTTTAATTCGCTTATTAATCGTGGTTCTGAATTGTCACCTACTATTAAATCTTTACCTGCAAAGTCTTAATTTAACCTTGCAATCTGGCTTGTGGTTAACGCCTGTTTATAGTACAGTAACTTAACGTAAATTATTTTGTTTGCTTTGTCTATATTTGTTTTGACTAACGTTGTAGGGTCTGCACTAAATCCGTAGTCTTGACCATACACACTTACTCCAACTTCTTTAAAGTCTCCTATCTTCCAATTGGTAAATATAACTCCTTCAGCTTTGTCAAGCCAACCACCAAGTATTGTATGTTTGTATTTTTCAGGTCTTCGTTCTTTTATGTATTCAACCTGTTTTAAAAAAGACTCGGATAGGTTTTCTATGTTATCCAAGTACGTTGTGTGTATGTAGGTGGTATCGTTTTTTATTAGTGTTGTGCCTTGTTCTATTCCTTTGCTCTCAAAGAACTTGTCGTATATGAAATGTTCTTTTGTCGTAGGGTTAAGAATAAGAATAACACGGTTTTGTTTTGTCTTGTGCCTTATGGATAAATCTATTTTATCAAAGGTGTCTTCGTCTGTAAGTTCTTCGGCTTCGTCAAGTACCCACGTTGTAACTCCTTGCAAAGATTTTAAGTTTGCAGTCTGTGTTCCAGAACTTGTCTTTATTCCTTTGAATATTATTTTACTACCTGATTGCAAGTTTATTATTTCGTCTTTTGTTACAACAAATTGGTCTTGCATTTCCATTAACTCAATTTTTTCTATAAACTCTGGAATAATAGAAATGGATGCCGAAACCAAAGTATATCGTGTGAACAGTACAACGTGTCCGCTTTCCTTTGTAAGTAATAACAGGAAGGTTGTAACGCTGTAAGACTTGGACGAACCACGACCACCTGTTACAATAAAGTAACGTGAAGAACTTCCTAAATAACTAAACTTCGGGTTTATAACTATCAATTCGGAATAGGTCTTTTACATCAAAGTCGGAAACACTTAAATTAGTATCGGTTGTTTGTTTAGGCGCACCATAGCAACTATCCATAAGTGCTTTGTAAGCGTTTACGTCTCCTTTACCTGCCTTTAATAACATTGCTGAAGTTATTATTTGTTCTTGTGTCAAAATTTCTTGTTCGCCTGTTAAAACGTTCTTTTGACTTGACGCAAATTCTAATAACTCTTTTACAACTGTAGCTCGGTTCTTACTTCCTTTTGGTCTTCCGTTTGGATTTCTTACTTCGCCTTTTGTTGCAGGTTTTAAATTTTCATCGTTAGCCATTTCCTCTTATTTTTCTCTTATTACTTTGTTAATTTCATTCTGCGTTTTCCTTCTTAAATTTCTTAAAGGTTGTGTAATTTCTAAATGTTTAATATTGGTTACTATCCATTCTTTGTTTGCTCCTTTTTTATTTAAGTATTCTATTGCTTCAGTCAACCGCATTTTCTTCAGTCGTTACTTCTTCTGTTTGTTCTGGACTATATTCGTTATAAATTACTCGCAGCTTACTTACTAAATCACGCAAACAACTTGAACAGGTGCTAAAGGTTAATTTTTGGTTTAGTACTCTGTTGTTAATTGCTATTAGACTTGTTTGTTCGTCGCTTGTAAGTGTGTTCGTGTTTTGCTTAAAATAAGCGTCTAACGTGTTAAACTCGTCTTCTGTTAAACACAAAGGTTTTGCATACGGAAATAGTTTGTTTAACTTTTCTTTTCTCTCGTCACATCCGCAGTCTTCACCTGCAATAAATTTAACAAGTTTGTCTATTCCTGTTGCTTCTGTAATCTTTGCGATTGTATCGCCTAATCCTTTACTTTTCATTTTTTCTTTTTTATTAGTTCGTAATCTTGGTTTATAAAATCTTGGTAGTCTTCACCTACGTTATTTTTAATTCGTTTTTTACAAGTCTTAACCGTGTTAAATATACTTGTTACACTTATGTTTGTTTCTGCACTTATTTGTCTTAAACTTTTATTCGTGTTTTTGTATAACTCAAATAATTGTTTGTCGTACCAGTGCCAACTATCACACTCTAAATCTACGTTATTTAGCAAGTCGTTGTAAGCTTCGTTTTCTTCTGTGTTGTTTTCTTCTGCTAAATTATAAACATCGTCTAAAGGTATAAATTTAATTTTATTGTTTTTGTTCACGTGCTGAAGGAAAGTATTTTTTAAAGCTAACCACATATAACCTTTGCTTATGTTTCCGTCTTTAAATAGTTTTTCTTCGCTGCTCCATTTGTACAACATTATGTACGTTTCTTGTACAATGTCTTCAGCAAAAAAATATTCGCCAAATTGATTAACCATTTTAACCCATTCGTTATGATGCTTCGCAACTTTTGTTAACCATTCCAATTTTTAATTGTTTAGAATTTAAGCAAATGTATGATTAATTTTTCAACAATAAACAAACGTATTTATTAACAATTAGTTGTGTAGAACAAAAAAAGCGCAAACAATTAAGTCTGCGCCTACAAATAACAAAGTATAAACGCCATTAAAACGAGCGTCTATACAACTGTTATAAGCCATTTGAATCGTTTTCAATAAAACTTATAGGCGGAGAATCGAACGGTAAATCTTGGTAATAGTTTTTACCACATTTACAGCAAGTCCATATATCAATTTTTCCGTAAATACCATTTCGTTTCCAAAAATGCATACAGAACAAACGGCTTATAACAATAAATAACCGCCATTTTTTACGATAGTGTTTTATCCGAAGTTCATCATTGAAATTAAGTTCGTTGTATATCATAAGATTAGTTTTTAAAATTAAAAAACGAGCGGTTATTACTGAACGTTATTTATTTACGTAATAATCTATTTTTTTAAGCGTTGATAGTGAAACGTCTTTACCTTCTAAAAAGTTTGTAAGCTGGAAAAAGTGAAATTTGTTTCCTTTGTCCTGTATTTCTTTTACGATGCTGTTTCGTGTTTTTAACCTTAAAATATTTTTTACTTCAGTTCGTAACTGCTCGTCTTGTATGTACATATCAAAACGGTAAATCGTCGTTATCTTCTTCATACTGCTTAAACTGTTCTTCTTGAAAGTTAGCAACTATTCCTGAAATTTGTGGCTCATTTTTATTTATTTGTGGCTCATTCTTTACAAATGGTTCACTAAAACTTACTGAAAAGAATTTAACTCCTTTTGCTGAAGTTTTCATCCATAAAGCTATTTCCATATCCTTACCATTTACGTTTACTTTGCCTTTGTAGTCTGGATGGTTTTCCGCTTTTTTGTTGTCGTTCTTAAAAATTGCACCTGTGTTGTTTCTTGTTTCCATTTTTTATTTGTTTAGTTTATATTCGTGTTTTAGTCGCTCCAAGTAAAGAACAAAGTCCATTGCTTCTTCCTGTGCGTGTTGTAGCCATTCTAACGTGCTTAAATCAGTTCGTTCTAACGTTGTTTTGTATTTCTTCATTCCTGCTTCGGAACGTTCTTTAAATCGCGCCATAACGCTTAAAACGTTTTTATCCTGTATTTGTATGTCCATAATTTAAAATTTACCTCGTCCTGTGAATATTTGACATTTTAAAACTTCTTTGTTT